TATTCCATCTGGTCTATAGAATAAGTCTTTGGCATAGGGATACAGTTTGTATTCTCCTGTGCCTGTACTGATAAAATCTCTTGGATCCACTAGTTCTTCCGTCCTTGCATTCTATGTTAAGTATACATTATAAAAGAAAAAAGCCCAACAGCTAGCGGGCTGTTGAGCTTGATTCTATATACAGGAGTATATGTTTTACGTAGTTTGGCAACTAGTCCTTATAGTATATTATAAGTGCCATCCTTTGTCAATGTCAGTTCTTTTGTTTCTAACTTCATGCAAGGTAAGACCACCTAGAGTTGGATACCACCATGATCTATTTCTTTTAATCTGCTTGACCTCATATTTCTCTATCCAAGTATTTATAGCTTCATCTAGTTCTTTTGTCGACATTTGGATTACATCTTCCATCTTATGACTACACCAAAAGGATTTAAGGGCTATGTTTTCTTTCCCCGTCTTCCCGCTTGTATCTAGATTTGCAGCATATTTACTTCTTTTGGTTCCTGTATCACTTCTGGGTTTTCTGGACATTCTTCCTCTTTCTGGTAGCAATATTTACTCTAATTCTCCAGCAGGGCTTGCAATAAGTTTGATGTTTATCTAAAGATACTGACCTTTTGCCAAATTGGCTTATAGGCTTATCTAAGCCACAATCTCTGCATGTCTTAGACTGAGGTACCAAATCTGGCTGTGCGGCCTTCCTAGAGGCATTGTAGGCCTTGTAATAGGCAGCAGCGCAAAGCTTACAGTAGCTTCCTAACCCATCTGTATTAATTTTTGATTTTAAGTATTCTGTTGTCTCTTTAGGAATTAGACATTTGACGCAAGTTTTCACGATTCTTATAATCTCCGTATTCTTTAGTTTTAATCCTATGGCAAGATTTGCATAGGGTCTGTAGGTTATTAATGTGATTATTTGATCTGTCCCCGTCGATATGATCTACATCTAATAGCTTCTTATCTAATGGAACTGTAAGGCATCTTTCACAGTGCCCTTTCTTAGCCTTCCTAGCCTCTCTACGGCATGTTAGACAGCTAGATCTATACTCTTTAGTCCCCTTCTTACTTATGCCCTTTAAATTGGCCTTCCTGCCGCATTTACACAGTGGAGTCATGAGACACCAAAAATCCTAGGCGGGCCGCGGGGGCGGTACACTCTTTACAATAATCAAGGAAGCGGAGGTAAGTATTACATTTGTTGCAAAAGTATATATCTCCTTGTTCTACCATGACATTAATCTTTCTTTATCTTCTTGACTAATAATCTTAAAATCAAAAGGTTCGTTAGAACCTTCTTTTGTATCTTTTAAAGTATCTTTTAAAGTATCTATTAGTGTGCCACCTGTACCATGCCAAGATGACTGTGTGTCATTGGGTACTGGACAGAGTGGCGTATAGGTATTAGAATCATTAAAGCGTCTAACTGATACTAGGTAGCCATTAGCCACCAATTCATTCTTTGCACGAACAACCGATCTAATTGACAGACCAGATTCTTTTGCTATAGTTTTGTTACTTGGAAAAGAATAATCCCAAGTCTTCCAATTAAAATGTGAGCCAATAACGCATCCAGTAATTCTGGCATTTGTTGTTAGTTCTGAGGCAAATAAAGCCCTTTGATAATCAAACTGATTCATAGGTATCTCCTTTCTGGTGAGATAACCTAATTATATAATGCTATATTTCCTATGTCAAGTCTACTTTTCTATTAGATGCAAAAGTATTTCATGCTGTCTGGCTTCAAGTCTGGTGATTTGGTCTTTGAGAGATGAGCCTGAATTTGGGACAAGCTCATTTAAATAGTGCTTTACTAACCATCTAACCATACCTACAAGTTGTACTTGAACTAATATTATTCCGCCTATTATTGATAAGCCTAATTCTATTCCGCTCATCTTCTTGCTCTTACTCTTTTACCAATATTTTTTGATGATTGACGAGGAGACCCACCACCAGTTTGAGAAATAATTATTCCTGTTGAACCACCACTTGTTCTTACTCTTGTTATAACAGTTCTTCCTTTTATGTCTTTAACTTTATGCGTTTGTATTTCTGATGTCATAGCACCGTACATTTTTTGACCAATTCCATCTCCACCATAGGATGCATCCCATGCTTCTTCTAATTCGCTAGCAGTTTCTTCAATAATTATGCTAATTGCATTATATTTTGAATCACCTAAATAGTTTTCAAGATAGGAGATAAATTCGCTTGGGTTATAATTTTCACCATTTTCACGACAATATTGTGTCCCGCCATCAAGAAAATCTCCAGTTAAAATAGATTCTTGACCAGCATTACCTGCTTTGTCTACTTGTGATTCCAAAACATCGGAATAATTTGATTCCCAAAAGCCTTCATTAAAATAACCATCACCAGAACTTCTACCAAGACCAGGACTGTTTGAGCCAACTCTTACTATTCCTCTAATTAAGCTAGAAAGAAGACCCATTACTTATTGCCGCTAAGAATCTTTGCTTTGTATTTAAATCCTTCTGCAAAACCTAAAGCATTAAGAACTGGTTGGGTCTGTGTAATTTTCCAAAGACCTTCTATGAATACTTCTTGTCCATTTTTGTCTAGTAGATTAGATACATAGCCATCTATCTGCAATTTAGAATCAGTTAATATTACTAAATCGCCTATAAAACTTGTAGTTACAGCTAACCTAAAAGATTCTGGAGCTTCAACATAAACTCTTTCAGTAACAGATCCATCAGCAGAAGTAACTTCTTTATAACTGTAATAATCTGCTGTGTAGTAATAATTCTTTATTGAATTAAACAACATTATATCTTCTTCCAATCAGTGTGACTTGGCCACTGGAATATTTTTCCAGTTCTATAACTTCTTGATCTATTCCAAGATAAACCGTTTGCAGCAATGATTGCTAGTGGTGACATAAATGGTGACATCATTCTAGTATCAAAGTTAACCATGGCATCTGTCTGGCCCTGGCTTGTTAAAGCTGCTTGCTTGAAAACAATGTCTTCATTTTCAAGCATGTAAGCAGTCTGATAAGCAGTAATCTTATCTAACAAAATTAAATCTGATGGGACCTCAATGTCTATTTCATCTCTACCAATGTAGATTTCGATGATTCCTTGTGCTCTCATTATTAATGGAAGCGTTACATCGTATCCAGTATATTCTTTTACGCTATTAACTGTACTAAACATTATCTGAATCTCCTTCCTAATTCACGCACTCTAATAGTATGTGATGTTGTAAAGTCTAGCTTTCCTGTCCCGCTCATTTTAAGTTGCAAGATATAATCACCAGCGTAATCAAAAAGACTACGAGTTGTTGGCCACTCAAAAATAATTGATCCAAGATCCTTTGCGGCTGTATTTAGAGTTGCACCTGTGAGGCTTATCTCTTCATTTCTTGTTCCTAACATGACTGCTTCAATTGTAGTATAGGCAGAGAGGTTTGCGTCATTCCCATCTTGGTCCTTTACTTGAATCGAAAGAGGTCTGGCAGGAATTTGGTCTATCCAGTATTGACTAATCATTTGATTACGTCCTCTCTTATATATAGTATTGGGTCTACATGTATCAAGTAAACTACTACCTGATCTTCTGAAGCAACATTTGATCTGCTATTTGCAAACATTCCAGCGGTTGCTCTCATTGGAGCTATTGCAATTGTAGAACCTGGTTTTACGATTGTAGCATTAGCAGTCAGTGGTAGAGCAAGTATTGTTCTTGTTCCGCTGCTAAATTGTGTTTCAACTATTGTTGCTGTAGCAATCATAGATTGAACTGTAATATTATTAATTCTATCTGGAATCGCAACAGCATTTGGCAATTGAGCTATTGCTGTCAAAGCAGTAGGTCTAATAACTGTTCCTTCAAGAACTTCTCTATTAGACAACCAGCGGAATCCTCTTGTAGGCATTGATGGCATTTCAAATCCAGCCATTGGATATGCCCATGAATATGTACTAGAGAAAAACACAGAGCCAGTAGGTACAGATTGGAATGATAGTCCACCACTCTTATTTACTTTTCTGGTTTTAACTTGTCGTTTTTGTACGCCATCTCTATTTACATCAGTATCTAGTTCATATTTTGTACCAGTTTGTCTCAAAAGATTCATTCCATTAATTGTCCAATATGGAGTTTCAGTCTTAACAAAGTCTTGAAGCAAAAGATCGTCTCTAGTTTTTAAATCAATTGCTCCATTATCATATGCATAATTTACCCAGTAATCACTTGTAAGTTCTACCTGACCACCTTCTGCACATTTATTTATTTCTTCAGTAAAGTTAACAAATATCTTTCCACCTACTTGTCTTCCGTCCAAAACATCTCCTGGACTTACAACAATAGATTGTGCATAATTTTTGTAAGGATTCTCAATTAAATCTAATCCTCTGCGAACAGTATTAGCAAATGCTGTAATAATCTTTCCAGCCTTTACATTCTCAAATGGAGTAGCAAGATATCCACTTTCATTTCTATCTCCTCTTTCACCAGTTGTTGAAATAACAAACTCATCTCCAACAGCTAAAGAATCTCTATGTTCGTATTTACTAAACATTCTATCTGGTCCGCCCCAAGTATATTCATCTGTGTTATACCAGAATGCAAATTGAGTTTTAATTAATCCTGGATAATCAGTAATACCTGGATAAGTATTAACAATTCTAGTTCTATTATTCTTCCATGTATCCCACCAGCCAAGAGGCTCATCGTATGTTGGTGGAGTTGGAAGATTTGCAGCCGCTTCAATTCCAAACATTTGAGTTGGTGCATAAGGATCACTGTAGTTGCCTTGACCAATATTGTCATCCATATCTGGAACAATCTCAACACGATCTACAATCTTAAGGTCAAGAGCAAGTTGAGCAGTTGCAACCATTAAAGATATTCCAGTATCAACAGCTGCACGAAGACTCTTTACAAAGTCTTCAAATATTTTAGATTCTCTTAAATTAAAGTATGAGTCAACAACTTCTGCTCCAGCAAACCCATCTTTTTCTTCAGGCTCATTTGGATAGTTTTTAAACATAATCATATCAAACTTAGACAAATCAATATCATTAAGTAAATCAATATACCTTGCAGCATCCGTTACTGGGTCTCTAAATGTTCTACGAGTATTATACAAAGCGATAGGTGCTTGTTCTGTTCTTTGGGATTGACTTACTGTTGTTATAAAGTTTGTTGTTCCAATGTTTTCAACACCATAGGCTTCTTTTTTAACAAGATCAGATACCCAATATCCAGTAACATCTACTGGGAAAACATCCCAGCCTTCATATTCTTGAGGTGGTCTAGTAAAGTAATCAAGAGTTGTAAGTTGATCTGAAGATTCATTACTTGTAAATCCTGGGTATCTTGCTGATCCTTGCTCAGCTGCTGTTGGCCAGAAATAAAGCATTAATGCTCTTGCTCTATTTCCTTGAGCCTTTGAACCTTGTCCAATTGCTGCTGTTGCAGTAGCTGGTGTGGCTTGGATTGGCTCATATTTAATTGATGCTGTGTAATGTTCTGTTATGTTCTCTGAGTCAACAAAGAATGCTGCGTCATATGACCAAGCAGATGTTTCAAAGTCTGACTGGAATCTTGGATTAGAATGGTTAGATCCAATAATATATGGACGAATTCCTGCTCCGCCTCCAAAATTGCTATCTGCAAAGAATTGAATATCTAACTCTCCATCAATCCAGAACTGTACACGACCATCAAATCCATATTGAATAATAATATGATGCCATGCTCCATCTGCAATTGATTTGTTTCCATTAGCTGTAACCATAGAATATGCTAACTTTTCGTTATCAGGATGGGCAAATATTCTGGTATCACCAATTCTTTGTGTAACACGAGTTGCGAATAACTTGCCATCAAGCAAACCAATGGATGATGTTGCACTTTGATAGTTAAGGAAGCTTCTTTGGAATCCTTGTGCAATTACTTGGTTAGCTTTTGTTGTCTTAAATGTAAATTCAAGGCTGTAGCCATTGTTTGAAACAAACTCATTTTCTGATATTGCAAACTGTATATTTCTAAATCTAACTGCTTTTCTTTCATAATCGTCAAATGTTCCAACTTCAAGCAAAGGAGTTGGTGTAGCAGTTAAGAATGAGTTTGAGCTATTTGCATATGTGACACCAGAATCTGCTCTTGGGTCATCAATAACAATATAGTAAGGTAAATTATTAGTAAGTTTGTTTGTATTTGCTCCACTAAGATTTGTTGTGACATCATCAAACAGCTTTAAGAATGCTGAGGCTGAAGATGTTCCAGTGCTATTTGCTAGGTTGCTAGTTATAAATCTTTCACCATTCACAATAGAATGTTGTAGGAATAGTTTCTGGTACCAGATATCATCTGTAATTAGTTTAAATGCAGGTGGTACTATAAATCCTGCTTTTGCTGGCATTTGCTGTGCATTTACTAAGCCACCACGAGTTGATGAGAATGCTGGCATTACCATTTCTGCATTTGCAATAGAAGGGCTGGCATTCCATTTACCAGGAATCAATACTCTTGGAAATGGGAATGAAGCTGATGCGTCCATATGTAAGACAAGGTTGTTTTCTCCAATATCAAATCCTGGACTCTCTCCTTGTGCAGATGCTGTCATTGCATTTGCTGTCTGGTTTACATTTTTAATAGCAGCAAAGTTAGGCTGTTGGAATAATCCAGTTCCTGTTGCAGGTCTAATTGGTACAAATACATTAGGCAAGAAAGCAGATGCAGTCATTGCTGGCTCAGCAATAGTTGGACCAAATCCAGCTGCCACAGCTGGCATAGGAAGTGATGCACTTGCTGTCCAATCCATTTCCCAATCCACAGACTGATAAATTTCTAGTGCTTCTTGTGCAGTAAATGCTGTATTAAATACAGCTACTTCATCAATAGTTAAGTTTCTAGTTGCAGCGGCTGGAGCAGTAGCTGGAACTCCACCAATTGCAAAGGCTCCTGAATCTGTAAATGTATGTGTGGCAGATGTATTAATTGCTGCTTGTACGCCATCTACATAAAGAATTAAATCTGATCCATTTTTAACACCAACGAACATGTGATAAGCATTATCTGCATAATTTGTAGTTGATGTTGCATCTTCAGTTGTTGTACCATTTGAAGATCTTAAACGCATTGTTCCATTTGCTTGCTGTTGTAAAAACATACCAGTGCCTGATGTTCCACCAAATGCTGCAGTTCCAGCTACTCCATTAATGCCAGCAGATGCAAACTTAGCGTACACAACTAATGTTTGCTTATTATCTGTACTAAATGTTCCAGATGTTGCACTCCAACCACCAACAAATTGTGTATCTCTATTTGTAATATTATATGATTTGTATACAGGACTTGAAATATTTTGAGTAGCGTTAGTGCCTTGCTGAGTTAAAGCCAAAGTAGATGAACCAGTATTTAAAGGAGCTCCTGTTGCTTCATCCATTTTAAAGTAGAATTTAGGTGACTTAGCTTCTACATAATTATTAAATGAGTCATTTCTTGAGAATGCAGGATCTGGCATTGCCGCTGAAGCCTGTAAAATTGGTGTACCGTATGCGTAGATATTAGCAATTTCAGTAGATGTAATGTTTGCTGATGTTCCAATGTAGAACTGTGAAATATACATCTGTTCTGTAGGACCATCTCCTCCACCAGAAAATTGATTAGCAACAAGTCCTGACATTGAATGGTTCATAGTTACAGTACCAGCAGATACATTGTCTACCCACATTTGTATTGTTGTTCCAGACATACGAACTGCTACATAATGGTATTTACCATCAGAAATATCTGTTGCACTTGTAATTGTATGGTCTTGGTTATTAAAACGAGCATTAGTTTTAATATAACCAGCGTCTGTCCATTCTATAAGTAAATACTCTGTGCCATTTGAATTATAAGACATAAATATATTTGCATACTCATTAGTTGTTTTCTTTACCCAAAAGCCTAATGAAAAATTACCATCTGTAAATTCTGTTGTTGTTGATGCTGAACTGAATGAATAAACAAGATCATTTGAACCAAGGATTCTTAAAGCACCGCTTCCTTGAATTCCTTCTGTAATATCATTTTTAGCGCTTCCAGTGTAAAGGTAGGCAGTATTGCCACCAGTTCCATAGTTTGTAATACTTTTTTTCGAATCAAATTTAAACCATTGTTCTAGAGTCAAAGTAGACATGTAGCCATCTAGAAGAGTAAAGTTATCTCTGGTGCTATTGTAATGATCTCCAGATGCAGCAGATGCTGTTAGTGGTGTTGTTGTAACTGTTAAGCCTAATGATAAAGTTGGTTGAACAGCAAGTGCTGATGCTGTAGCTGGTGTTGCAACAACAGTTCTATTTGCAAACTCTGCTACGTGATTTGCTACAAATGTGTCTACTTGTGCATTAGTCATAAACAAGTCTCTATAGAATCCGTAAAAATCAATTGTTGCTTCAGAATATGCAACTCCTGTGTTAGTAGATGTTAAATATGCTCCTAAGCTAACAAGACCTCTGTTAGTTATATTACCTAAATTTGATTGTGATCCTATTAATGTTCCGTCTACATAAAATCTATATCCATTTGTTGCCTGCATGTATGAAATTACTAGATGGTGAAATTTACCATCACAAAGATCAGCAGTTGTATAGATTCTGTGCTGAGAACCTGAGCCAGGACTTACATATGCAAATACTGTTCCATCTGTATTAATGTTTAATTGAATCTCACCTAATGAGTTAAATAAAATTACATCAGTCGTAGGATTTGTATCTCTTTTAAATACTATTTCGTGAATAAAATCATTTATACCAAAGGCTCCGCCCCATTGGTGTAATACGCGGCCATTTGCGCCAAATGTGTATGAGGCATTGCCAGTAAGAGAATTAGCGTTTTGTGTTACAGTTCCGAATTGGCTAGAAGAAACAGTTACACCAGCTTTACTTACTTTTTCTGTTGATGAGCTGTCTAAGTTTGTGGCAAAGTAAAAGTTTGGTTCTGCTTGGGCTACTGTATATAATGACATAAAAATAGGCTGCTGGCGTTATGCCGCAGCCCGTACTCCAATTCGGTTAAATTCTGGGTTTATTGCTGAAATGCTGTGTCCGCCTATAGAAATAATTGGAGCAAAGGAGAGGTTGGAGACTACTGGAGTAAATATATCACCAGAAAGAGACTCTACAGTAATTTGGACTACGACTAATACGCAACTTGCGTTTAATGCGCCAACCTCTACCTTTGCATCCATGCGTAATTACCTTACGCTACAGTGATTCGAACTATACCAGTTGAATCCCATGTGATTGTGAAGTTACCATTGGTTGATGACTGGTCTGAACCGAAGTCAACATATCCAATGAGAGCTGATGTGCTTGCTGTGCCTGTTGCATCATATACAACTGCGTAGCGAGCTGTGATAGTTGATGAAGCCCATGTAACATCTGCAGCGTCAAGAACGATTACGTTTGTGCCTGAATCGTATGTTGCTGTCTTTGATGCTAATGTATTTCCACCAGCTGTGTAGCCTGTACCTGATACTTCGTATGTAGAAACATCGTTGAAGTAGTCATGTGTATCTTGGCTAGGTGTGTAAGATGAAGTAAGTAGAGCGACCTTGATTGTATCTGAGTCGAAGTCTACTTCCTTATTGAGTGCCTTTAGAAGGAAGTTTCCGTATAGTAATGATGGCATCTGCTATTCCCCCTTATGGTGCAGCGGTAATCTCAACAACTGCGAATGCTTCAGCTGCAGCAACTGCAAAGCCTCTGCGAACACGAGTCTTAAGAAGAACGCCGTCCTTTGAAAAGTCTGCATCACGAGATACAGCTGATTCAATTGTGCTACGAACACCATTGATCATCATGTTGCGGTTACCTACGATAAGTAGTGGGTTACCTGTTGGAGCTGCTGACGCTGCTGCTGATGTAGCTGCACCGTATGAAACTACCATTGGGTATCCAAATAATGATCCTGGACGAGCTCCAAGTGGATCTGGAAGAACTAGGTTTCCACCTGTTGTTTCCATGTTACGAATGCTTGAAAGCATCTTTGGGTGAACGATGAATACTGTGTTAGCAGCATCAAAGTACTTGCTCTGCTCAGCTAATCCAAGAGCATCTGAGATGTCCTTGAATGTTAGAGCTCCAGCTGTCTGGATGCGGTTTGAAGCTGTGTTGTACTGTGAAACAGCACGGTAAACAGATTCGAATGGCTGTCCGTCATCTCCGTCTGCTGCGGCTGTTACACCTAAGCATGCGTTATCAAACTTACGAGCCCAGAGTGATGCCCACTCTCTCTTGTATGTGTTCAAAGTATCTACCAATGAATCATTGATATCTTCCTCTGAGATATTAAAAATCTGTGCGTACTTGCGAGCTGTTAGAACAATCTCATCCAGAGTTGTATCTGAATTAGGAATGTCTACGCCTTCTGCAACTATAACTGGTGCATCTGATACAAAGCGTGGAACGCCTTTTGTACGAGATGACATATTCTCACGACGAGCAAATGCTTCTACTACAGAGTTAGCGATTGTTGCTTGAATAGCAACTGAACCAACTTCCTCTGGAATATAACCATTACCTTCGGTGAGATCTGTGCGACCTGCGGCCATGTTAATCTCCTTTTAGTTAATTTAATTTGGGTTTTTGAATATATAATCGTCCGAATATATTGATCGCAACCCAAATGTCCATTTGGAGCTGCATAAGACAATTATACCGTACTTCTTATTTCTTTAAAACCATCTTTGCTTGCAAATCTGATGCAGATTGAGGAACTTCTAATGAAGCCTTTACTCCTGAGTCAGCTTTACCAGCTACAATGAATTTTGGATCGAATAATTCTGGGAAATCTGTCTTGAGAATAGCAATTTGCTCATCAAGTCCAGCAATCTCAAAATCTTCAGTTAAAGATAATGCATCCATCTTAATATACTTATTTAGTTTATCTCCATGGGCAATACCTAATGATGCAAGATGTTTATTTACATGTTCCATCATTAACTTTGACTGGAATTGGGAAATCTTAGAGATTGATTCATTTACCTGTGCCTCCAAGGCTTCCTTCTCCAATCTAAACTTCTTAGCTTCCGCCTTCGCTTTATCTAAAGCTTCTAGGACGGCTTTAGGATCACGAATTTCGTCAGATGTACCTTCTACGATATTCTGTTCTTCCATTTGTTATTCTCCTTGATTATTTTGTTCAGCAGCTACCTGTTGTAGTGCCAAGTTGTTTGTATTTAATCCAGTACCACGCAAAGCAACTTCTGTTGAATTTGCATTAGGTGTTGTATTCGCCATTGCTTCATCAGCAATAATCTTTGCAATCTCTGGATCATATCCAAGTTCAAGAAGAATCTGTTGCAAAGGAACTCCAACTGACTTCTTACGAACTGCGATATCCCATTGGTCTAATGAATCGATTGATTCTGGAGATTTCCAGTCAATATCTACTTCAGCAACAATGCCTTCGACCTTAAGCATAAACTTAAATAGGTCTCTCCATGTTGAACCTAATGCAAGC